CGGGAAACCGGTCGCCAAGCTTTCATATATTTTCGTCAAAAAATGGGGTTTCTAAAACAATGGCAGGCAACGCTAGCTCAGGCAGACCGCGAAAACCGACCGCCAAGCTGCGCCTATTAGGCGCGGAGCGAGAGGACCGCCACGGCAAGCGGATCGACGAAAAGCGATTTTCGAGTGACGTAGAGAAGCCGTCTGGGCTGTCTGAACTGGAATCGAGGTGCTGGGACGAAATCACGCCGGAACTGTTCGCCGTCGGCGTGGTCAAGCGAACCGACTCGGCAACTTTGCGGGGGATGGTCGAATGGCTCGCCAGATACCGCACCTGTTGCTTGTGGCTGCGGAAGCGGCAAACGGTGGATTCGTTCGACGGGGACAGCGAGCAGGTCGTGCTGATTGCCAGGATTCAGCGAATGGCGAATAACGCGTGGGCGGCGTTCGTCAATTCGGCGGCACGGTTCGGCATGACGCCGAGCGACCGGGCGAGGTTGGAGATGGGCGACGAAAAGCCGGCGGACGATTTCGATGAAGACTTGAAGAAACACGCATAGGGTGACAAATGAACGAGCAACCCAACATTCGCAACAAAGAGATTCGCCGCGTCCGCGTGGCCGACGTTGAGGATGCGCCGTGGAACTTTCGCACGCATCCCGACAGCCAAGCGGCGGCGTTGGAAGGTTTGATCGACGAAATAGGCTTCTATTCGTACCCGGACGTTTACGAAAGCGATGGCGGCGTGCTGAGGCTGATCGACGGGCATCTGCGCAAAGCGTTGTTGGTCCGCAAGTACGGCCCCGACGCCGAAATCGAAGTCAACGTGACCACGTTCAGCGAGGCGGAAGCAAAAAAGGCAACGCTGACAAAAGACCCTTTGGCGGCGATGGCAACAACCGACGCGGCGGCACTCGATGCGTTGCTGCGTGAAGTCGAGACAGCGGACGGGGCCGTTGCATCGATGCTATCGGAAATTGCCGCTGATGTACCCGATGCACACCGGACGGGGGGCGCGCCAAGACAATGCGATTTTCCAATAACCCCCGTTCCCGGTGAGCAGTATAATTATGTAATGATTTTCTGCGATAATGAGCCAGACTTTGCAGCCTTGCGGACGATGCTTTTTATTGAACAAAAGAAATGTTACAAAAGCCAGAAAGTTGCTGCTGGAAGAGTGCTAAAATTCCAAGATTTCCATAGGGCATGGGAGGCATCGCGTGGCACTTAGTGTAGTTATTCCTTCCGCAGGCCGAGCTAATCGCGTCATATCGCACAGGGCAATTGTCGCTGATTGTATCTGCGTTCCCGAAGGGCAGTTGAGTGAATACAAGCGAGCGAATTTCGGTATTGAGACCGTAGCGCATCCAGATTCCGTCAAAGGCTTGCCAGCCAAGCGCCAGTGGATTGCTGACAAGTTTGGCGATGTATTCATGGTAGATGATGACATTGCGAACTTCATTCGGTTGTACAATCCGCCATATCGTCGTGATTCCAAAATGACGGCCGAGGACGCGAGGGCGGCGGTCGAGGCGACTTACAAGACGGCCATCGACATAGGGGCTTACCTGTTTTCCCTGGCACCACATGGAGATAACCGGCTGTTTATACCTCAAAAACCGTTTAGACTTACGGGGTATATCAACGGAGCGGCGTTTGGCTTGCGGTCTGGATCGAAGCTTAGATTCAACAGTGAGGCTGTAGCGGTCGCTGATTACATCCTGTCTGGCATGAACGCATTCCATCATCGGTATTTATTTATTGATGAACGATTCGGGTTTCGCCAAAAGAACACATTCTCATCCGCTGGCGGCCTGGGAGCCACCCGAACTGCGGAGACGGAAATTAAGGATACGGCACTGTTACGGCGGATGTTTGGCCCTGCTGTAATCGAGAAACAGGACAATAGGCGGAAAAACCAAAAAACAGGCACGGTTTCGGGCCGTGGATTACGATTCCCATTTTGACGCAAACCTAGTATTGACAAGATGTTACAGCTATTTAATAATAAAGCAACGAGGCACGCGGATCGTCCGCATGCCCCAAAAAAGAGCCGCCCGGCGATAGCACGCCGGGACGGCCTGTGCCACCAGAAAAAAGGCTTCCAATGGCAACCACAGCTTACCTTAGCTTCGATCGGCAGTCGAGGCAAATGCGGCTCATCGCTGGCGAAAGCGTGCTGCTTTCGCGGCATATCCCTGAGCCAAAAAAAATCTCGCCCAGCAAGCTTGATTTGCGGCAAATGTCGCGAGTTCGATCCGAAATTGTGCGATTCGCCAAAGTCCGTAGCATCACGATTGAAGGGGGTGAAAAATGATACCACCAACCAAGCATGGGCTACCTGCAATGGCCTGCGTATCTGCGATGCAGAAGTGCATTCGGCGCGCAATGGAGCGAGAAGCAATGGAGTTTGCCTGCGAGCTGCTCCATACCTCAAAAGCTTTTTGCACGATGGTCTGCAATCGGCTAGAACTAATTTCGCACGAAGACATCGACAGCATTTCCCAGCCGTTAATTGTGCCTTACGTCCATTCGGCGGCGGCGCAAGCCAAAGCATGGTACGAACTGCCAAATCCTGGCAAGTCGCGGATGGCGATAGGGAACGCGATCCGGCTGATGTGCCGGTCGGCAAAGAGTCGCGAGGGCGATCATTTTCAGGCCGCAATTGGCTTGCGGTCGCTACTGGAAGACTTTGTGCCAGAAATACCGGATTTCGCAAACGACATGCACACGATGAAAGGAAAGCGTCTCGGGCGCGATCTCGACCACTTTCGCGAGGTTGGAACTCATCTCGTCCCAATGGCCAAAAAGGACGATTACGAAGACGAGTGCTACGCAATGTGGGAACTGCGCGACAAAGGAAAACTTTTCGCGTAGCCGTTTCTCGTTTTAACTTTTGCTTACTTGGGCCGCGCAATTTGCGCGGCCCTTTTTTGTAATGGCATTACTCACACCTAAAACATGTTTCATTCACGTCCCCAAAACGGGCGGTTCGTTTGTGCGCAGAGTTTTACCGTTGGCAGGAATTGAGTGTCGTGAATCCGGCTTGTTTGACATTGAAGACCACTACGGCATTGATAGCGTCCGTGCCGCACACCCAGAGATTGTTAATCGCATTACATTCGGTTTTGTGAGGCATCCAGTAGCATGGATCAAGAGTCGATGGGCCTATGCGATTGAATCCGGTTTCCCCGCTAAAAGTATTCGACAGCCTGACGCAGCGGCACACTGGATGGCAACATGCTGGGATAACAACTTTATCGCTTTCGTCGAAAAGTATTTAGAACGACACCCCGGCATTGCAACGAGAACAATGTTTTCCATGCTTGGGATTTGGACACGGCCTGTTGATTTTATCGGAAAAACAGAAAGTCTAAGGAATGACTTAAAGCACATACTGGAAGCAGCGGGCGAGCCATTTAACGAAACCGTTATTTGCAAGGCGAATAAAGAAAAGGTTGCGGCATGTGGTGCGTACGCAAACCTCGTGCAGATTCCAGAATCGTTAGCACAAGAAATTAAAAGCGCAGAGTGTGTACTGTGCGATAAATTCAATTACGAATAACTAACCCCAGGGAGCCAAGCAACCAAGTTGCATAGCCAATCTAGCAGGGCGTAAGCGGGAGTAGCTACCCGCGAGAAGCCTTACACTTCGCTGCCTTGTAAGGAGGCCGTGCGACGGACGTTGCATGGCTTCCTTTTTATTTATGGCGAAGTCGTTAAACCAACTAAAAGCCGACGCCAAAGCCGAGGGCTGGTCCGAATGGATCAGGTCCGAAGCCGACGAGCGCGCCATGCTCAACGGTTGTTGGTTCGACGTTGCCGCCGGCAAAGCGTGGTGCGGGTTCCTGGAGAAGTGGTTTCGCTTCACGCGCGGCACGGACATCGACGGCAATTCGCTGATTGGCAAGCCGTACACGCTCATCCCGTATCAACGGGACGAATTGATTATGCCGCTATTCGGCTGGAAGCGCGACCGCGCGCGGCCACACTTGCGACGGTTCACCAAGGGCGATATTTTCGTGGCGAAGAAACAAGCAAAATCGACAATTTCGGCCGCGATCTGCAACGCGTTCTTGCTTAAAGGACCGGCACGCACCGAAATTTATGGCGTGGCGCACAGCCGGGAGCAAACCGGCGTTATCTATCGCGAGGCGGCGGCGTTCGCCAGGAAGTCGCCGGAGCTTGCCAAGCGGCTCAAGGCGGTGGACACGCACAAGCGGATTGTGTTCGAGCAAAAAGGCAGCTTCTATCAGGCGTTGGCCGGGGAGAACGGCGCAAGGTCCGCCGAAGGTATTATTCCGTCGCTGATTTTGTTCGATGAAATCCACGTGCAACGCGACCGCATGCTTTACGACTCGTTGGCATACGCTTGCATCGCCAGCGAAAATAGTTTGTTCCTGTCGGTTTCGACCGTGGGCGTTGCCGACCGCACAACGATCTGGTGGGAGCAGTACGAATACGCCAGGGGCATCATCGACGGCAGCCTCAAGGACGATTCGCGGTTCGCGTACATCGCACAAGCCGACGAGGGTTGCAAGGATTCGCCAGAGATGCGGGCCGACCCGGCGCAATGGCGCAAGGCCATGCCGGCGTTGGGCATCACGGTCAAGGAAGAAGCCGTGGCGGCGGCGGTGCGCGAGGCGGAGAACTCGCCGGCCAAGCTGAACAACTTGCTGCGGTACGTGTTCAACATCCCGACTTCGCAAGCCGAGCGGGTTATCCCGATGGACAAGTGGGATGCGTGCGGCGGCGCCAACGCCGACTCGCTGCAAGGGCAAGTGTGCTATGCCGGATTGGACATTGGAGCGACCAGCGATTTCACCGCGTTCGTGCTGGTATTCCCGCACGACGACGCCGAACTGGTCGTCGAACCGACCGACGAACTCGACGCGGAGATCGAATCGGGCAAGTCGATTGTGCGGCGTAGCTTCTCGGTGCTGGCTTGGTTCTGGCTGCCGGAAGAACCGCCGCGCCGCGACCCCGGCACGCAAGAGTCGATTGACTTGTGGACCCGCGAGGGGTTCATAAAACGCACGCCGGGCAACGTGGTCGATTACGACGCGGTGCTCGACGACATCCAAGAGATTGCCCGGTCCTATTCGCTGGCGGGCATCGGTTTCGACCGTGGCTTCCAAGGCTCGCAAACCGGCAACAACCTAATGAAGGTGTACGGCGATTTAGTGGAGCAGGTGCCGCAGGGTATACTAACTATGAACGCGCCGTTTCGTGAGATGATCGAACTGATTATGGTCGGTCGCTTACACCACGATGGCAACCCGGTGTTGCGGTGGATGGCGTCCAACACGGCGGCGGAGACGCGCGGCGGTTTAATGAAGCCGTCAAAGGAACACAGCAAAGATAAAATCGACGGTATTGCCAGCCTGGTGATGGCACTTTGCTTAGCGATCCGCGACACCGGAAAAGTGGAATTCGTCAGCATGTACTCTGAACCGGGAAACCTAGTGCTATGAAGCGGCTACCACCACTATTTTATCGTCGCCTATTCGCGATTGCCTACCCGCTGGCGGGCGTGGTACTGATTGGCGTGGGCGCGTGGCAGGTGTACCCGCCCGCCGGACTAATCGCGGTGGGAGCGTTGTTGATTTTGGACACTTACCACTCGGCGCGAAAGCGGGGGACCAAATGATATTAGACCAGCTGTTATCGGTGCCGAGCGGAGTCGATCCGATTCATAATTTTTACTATGAGTCGGTCGGCGGCGCGCTTACGGCGGCGGGCGTGACCGTCAACGAAGTGACAGCATTCAACTATTCGGTGTGCTGGGCGGCAACCGGCGTTTTGGCGGGTTCCGGTTCGTGGATTCCGTTCAACTTGCACGAAGATACCAAGAGCGGCAAGAAACGAATCGTTTACGATCATCCCGTTCATCGAATTATCCACGATGAATTTAACCCCCACGTGCTGGCCGTAATGGGCCGTTCGATGGGCATTAACCACCAGGTCAATCGCGGCAACTTTTACGCCGAAATCGAGCGGGATGGGCGCGGAAACGTGCTGCATATTTGGCCGATTCACCCGTCGAGAGTGACTATCGAGAACGACGAAGATGGCGAAATGTTTTATCGCGTGCGAAACAATCACGGCAAACCGACCGACTTGGAGCGGCACGAGGTGTTCCACGTCCCTAGCTGGATGTCCGACGACGGCATCGTTGGCAAAGGCGTGGTGCGCCACGCGAGGGAAGCTATCGGGCACGCGCTTGCCACGGATCGTTACGGCGCGAGTTTCTTTTCCGGTGGCGGTCGGCCCCAAGCCGTGCTGAAACACAAAGAGAAGCTCGATAAGGAAGCGCGCAAGAATTTACGCGAAGAGTGGAACGCGATTTACGGCAACCAATCGACGCAAAATAAAACGGCGGTGCTGGGCGAGGGTATCGAGTACGAATCAATCGCCACTTCGCCCGAAGACAATCAGTTTTTGCAAAGCCGGCAGTTCAACATAGAAGAAATCTGCCGCTGGTACGGAGTTCCACCGCACTTGGTCGATCATTTATTGCGCGCCACGTTCAACAATATCGAGCACCTCGGTATCGACTTTGTGAAATACAAGCTGATTCGCTGGCTCAAGATTTGGGAAGTCGAGGTGTGGCGCAAACTGCTGACGAAGGACGAGCGGCAACGAATGTACGCCAAGCACAACGTCGATGCGTTGGAGCGCGGCGACCTGACCAGCCGAACCGCCGCGATGGCCCAACAGTTTTTCAACGGCAAACGCACGTTGAACGAATGGCGAGAAACCGAGGACGAGTCGTCGATTGGACCGCTGGGCGATATTCACTTCGTGCAATCGGCGATGATTCCTCTGTCGCTGGCTGCCGAGGGCAAAGGGGGAAGCGTCCAACCGCAACCGCCAGCCAACGAGCCGGTCAAGCCGCCATTGCCGCCGGAAGAAGAAGAAGAGACCGAGGAAGAAGAACCGGACGACGGCGCGAAGCTAACCGCTAGCGGGCAGCGGGTAGTTTACCAAGCAACATTAGGCGTGCTAGAAGAAATCGTCGGGATCATGCTCGATAAAGAATCGTCGGCAGCGATCCAAGCAAGCAAGAAACCTGGGCAATTTCTGGCGTGGCTCGATTCGTTTTACGAAGACCACGCGGCCCGCATGACGAAGGCGTTGGCTCGCCCCATTCGAGCGTGCGTGTTGGCGTCTGGCGAACCGCTGATTGTCGCGGAAGTTCTCGACGACGCCGTGCAACGGCACATCCAAGCCAGCAAGGCGGCGATCCTCGAGGCATCGTCGGGACCGCCGGAAGAATTTACCGAGTCGATTGCGAAGTGTGTGACCAATTGGAACCGAAACGAAATCCTTAACCTGTTAAGCGGAGGCTACCATGTCTGACGGAAAGCAACGGTATCGAAACATTTTGAACGCGGTATTCGGCTCGACGTGGGCCATTATGCCGTCGAAACTCGAAGCGATTGTGGACTTTCTCGCGGTTCAAAGCGAGGGCGTCAAGTTCACCGCCGAAGAAATCGACCAGCGACTAGCGGTCGAACGCGGCAAGCGGCTGGCGAAAGTAAGCGGCAAGGTGGCTGTCTTGCCGCTGTACGGCGTGATTGGTCAAAAAGCGAATATGATGACCGAGTTTAGCGGCGGCACATCGACCGAGATTTTTGGAAAAGCGTTTGACGACGCTATGAGCAATTCCGAAATCAAAGCGATTGTATTCGATGTCGATTCGCCCGGCGGGACGGTGTACGGTGTCCCCGAACTGGCCGATAAAATCCTGAAGGCTCGCGGCACCAAGCAGATTATCGCGGTGGCGAATAGCTTGTCCGCCAGTGCCGCCTACTGGATTTCGGCGGCAGCCGACCAGATTGTTGCCACCCCGTCGGGCGAAGTCGGATCGGTCGGCGTTTATTCGATGCACGTCGATTGGTCCGGCTACAACGAGAGGGAAGGTGTTAAGCCGACCTACATCAGCGCCGGCAAATACAAGACCGAGTTTCACCCCGACGCACCGCTGAACGAGGAAGCAATTTCGGAACTTCAGCGGAGCGTGAACGAGACCTACGATATGTTTATCGACGCGCTCGCCAAGTCGCGCGGCACCACCGCTAATCGCGTGCGTGGCAACTACGGCGAGGGGCGGGTATTCTCGGCCAAGCGGGCCGTGGAAGCCGGTTTAGCAGACCGCATCGGCACCCTAGAGCGGGTCCTGGAAGAGCTAGGGGCGGGCCGTGCAACGTCGAGCGGCAAGCGTACCGACGGCGACGGCATGGACCCCGTGATGATTGCCGACCCGGCGGAAGATACCGGCGAAGATGCCGATATGTTGCGGCGACGATGGGCAAATCAAAAGCGAAAGGCGGGTGCCTAAAGGTGCTAAGGGCGTAATTGCCGAGTGCGGGGAATAGTCGGAGCTATCCCGGTGAATTGATCGACCAGACTTGACCTGCGACACAGGGACTTAGCGCAATGAGGCGTGGAACCCCAATACCAATTGAACTGCAAGCGGAAATTGCCCGCCGGTGGAATGCCGGCGAGACCGTAGTGAGCATTGCCAGGTCGCTCACTGTGGCTCGCAATACTGTGATGCGATACGCTTCGTCAATTTACTCCGTGTCGAAAACGGAGCGACGCAAGTTTGAGCATTCTTCAAACCCGATGCTGCAGAATTAAGAATATGTGATATTCTAAACCTATCAACACATTTGAGCGGCGTGCTCAATCGTTCC